CAACAGAAAGCGAGACAGCCACCGTGGAAAACACCACTCCAGCAGTCGAAGCAACACCAGTTGAAGCACCAGCGGTTGAAGCTGCTCGCCCAACTGTTTCAGCAGCATACTTCACAAAGCCACGCATTGAAGTAACAGCAGCTAAGTACGCAGAAAACACAATCCGCGCAGCACTAGGAGATGAGTCAGCTCGTCAATACCTACTAGCAGCAGATGACACAACAGATAACGCAGGTCTAGTACCAACACGCCAACTATCTGAAATCATCAACCCACTAGGTACAACAATCCGTCCATCAATCGATGCAATCTCTCGTGGAGTGTTGCCAGATGCAGGAATGACTTTCGAGATCCCAAAGATCACAGTTATGCCAACAGTCGGAGAAGTTGCAGAAGGCGCAGCATTTACAGAGACAGATCAGAACTCAGCGTTCTTGTCAGTATCAGTGAAGAAGTACGCTGGACAGCAGACATTCTCTGTTGAACTTCTAGATCGTACATCTCCAGCATTCTTTGATGAGCTAGTTCGCAACATGGCAGCAGCTTACGCAAAGACAACTAACGCAGCAGTAAACGCAGCGTTGATCTCAGGCGCAACAGCAGATGCAACAACAACAGTTACATACCCAACAGCAGCAGAATTGCTAGGTATTGTTGCTCGCGGTTCAGCATCAGTCTATGCAGCAACAGCAGGACTACCAAACCCATTCGCTCGCAACATGGTCGTATCAACAGGACAATGGTCAAACATCATGTCTCTCAACGATGCAGGCCGTCCAATCTACACAGCATCACAGCCAATGAACGCAGGTGGAGCAGTTGCACCTACATCATTGACAGGTAACGTTGCAGGACTCAACCTATATGTCGATCCAACAAATGGTGGCGATGGCGATGGAACAATTCTAATCGTTAACCCAGATGCTTACACATGGTATGAGAGCCCTACCTACCGCTTGCGCGCCGAATCAACAGCCGCAGGACAGGTAACTATCGGTTACTACGGCTTTGGCGCAATCGCGACTAAGGTCGGAGCAGGCGCATTCAAGAACAACAAGGCGTAATCAGCCACACTTAAGTCGCTCTGGGGAGTAGTAGCCCTCTACTCCCCAGAGTCTTTAGAAAGGACATCATGGCACTTACAACAGTTGCAGAATTACGCTCTACACTAGGCGTAGGCACATTGTATCCAGATGCAACCTTGCAGGAAGTATGCGATGCAACAGATGCAGTACTACTCCCTATGTTATGGAGTCCTACTTACTTCTCAGTAGCTCATGGAAATATTGTTGGACAGGGAACTCTTTACTTTAACGAGCCAGTTAAAGAAATCTTTTATGTAGGTCAAACAGTAACAATTTCTAATTCTGGATCTTCTTACAATGGCAGTAAAGTTATTACAGCCGTTGGAGATTATTCAATCAGCATGACTACAAATCACACTACAGCGCAGCCTAAGCACGCTATTGCGCCTTATGGCTCAGTCGCTTCAAGAACTTACACAGACTGGACTACCGATATGGCAATCCAGCAAGCAGCTCTTATGATATCTGTTGAAATCTGGCAAGCGCGTACAGCCACCCTTTCAGGCAGTAACGCAGTCGATTTCCAGCCAAGCCCTTACCGAATGAGCGCACAGCTTCTCGCTAAGGTGCGAGGATTGATCGCTCACGCACTTGATCCACGTTCGATGGTGGGCTGATGCCTGTTGCCGTCACTACTCTTAGAACCACACTAGCAACTGCCCTAGTAGATAACGCTAAATGGCAGACCTTTGCCTTTCCACCTGCAACAGTCCTTGCTAACTCTGTGATCGTGTCTCCAGATGATCCTTACTTAACACCTAGCAACAATCAACACATAAGCATTAGCCCGATGGCTAACTTTAAGATTGTGATCTGTGTGGCTTTATTCGACAACGAGGGTAACCTCAACGGCATAGAAGATTTTGTCTGCGGCGTGTTCGCTAAGCTCGCAGCATCATCTTTAACCTATAATGTAAGCGCAATAAGCGCACCTAGTATTCTCAACGCTGCATCGGGAGACCTTTTAAGCTGCGAGATGTCCGTATCAATCCTAACGAGTTGGAGCTAAACATGTCCGAGTGGGAACAAGAAAACGCTGACTTCCTGAAGAAAATCGGGCAAGTAAGCACACCAGCACCTAAGCCAGTAACTACTAAGAAAGACGAGGAATAATCTCATGGCTGTATTTCTAAACAACAAGGTCGGCGTGAAGATTAACACTGTCGATCTTTCAGACCACGTTACAAGCATTACACTAAACCGCACATTCGACGAGCTAGAAGTTACAGCTATGGGCGATTCTTCACACAAGTTCGTAAAGGGCTTAGAAGCATCATCTGTAACAATCGACTTCCTAAACGACACAGCTTCAGCGAATGTATTGGCAACACTACAGGCAGCATGGGGAACCACAGTCACATGTGTATTCCTACAGGAAAAAGGAACAGCAGTATCTGCTACAAACCCTCTTTACACTGTCTCACTTCTAGTAAACAACACAACAGACATTAATGGTGCTGTTGGAGACATGTCTACTCAGTCAATCACATTTACTGCTAACTCAACAGTCGCAGTAGCCACTACAGGCACATTCTAAGAAACTAAACAAAGGGGCAAACCATGGCAAAACTAAAGATAGTTCGTACAGATGGAAGCGTATTAGAAGGCGAGATCACTCCAGCAGTGGAGTACTCATTCGAGCAGTACGCTAAAAAGGGTTTCCATAAGGCGTTTCGCGATGAAGAAAAGCAGAGCGATGTCTATTGGTTAGCATGGGAAGTAACACGCAGGTCAGGTGAAACTGTTAAGCCTTTTGGTATGGATTTCATTGAGACACTCAAAAGTGTCGAGGTGCTTGATTCAGACCCTTTAGCTTAAAGCGCGATCTTCCGTTCACCTATCTAATCGCTAGGCTAAGCATTAGGTTGGGAATCGCGCCACAGCAGTTATTAGATTTAGATAAGACCATGCTCGATGCATTAGTGCAGGGGCTCAAGGATGAAGCGAAAGAGGTAAGCGATGCCAGCAAGCGTAAAGGGCGCCGTTGAACTTCGTAAAGCACTTCGCAAGTTCACTCCTGATTTATCTAAGAAAATGTCTGCTCAAATTGGCATGGCGTTGAAACCTATTACTAGATCCGCTAAAGGGTATCTTCCAGATCAAAGGGAAGTTCTCAGCGGATGGTTGCCACGTCAAATGTCAGAGGGAACATTTCCGACCTACAATGCTTCAATAGTTAAAGCTGGAGTCGGATATAAGACAACTCCTTCTAAGGCTAATAACAGAGGTTTTAGATCCCTTGCTCGTGTCTTTAATAAAAGCAGAGCAGGTGCTATTTATGAAATCATGGGGCGTAATACTCCAGACAGTCGGTTTGTAAAAAATCAAGATGGAAAATATCCTGCAAAAATGGTTGGCAAAAAGCAGTTGGAAGGTCGCGCTCTTTATCGCGCCTATGAAGAAAACAACGGCAAGGCAACAGTTGCAGTTATCAAGGCAATCGAATCGACAGCAGCCAAACTTAACGACAGAGCGACAGTAAGGGGTTAATCATGGCTAATGTATTTATTGACATCCTTGCCGAGTTCACAGGCAAAAAGGCTTTTAAGCAAGCAGAGGCTTCGACAGACAAACTTAGTAAGAGTGTTAAAAAACTTGCTGGCTCTTTAGGTGTTGCTTTTGGTACACAACAAATTGTTAGTTATGGCAAACGAGCAGTTAAAGCTTTTGCGGATTCAGAGTTAGAAGCAACACGCTTAACCACGGCAGTTTCCAATCTAGGCTTAGCCTTTGCTGCTCCTCAAATTGATCGCTACATTGACAACGTAGAACTGGCAACAGGCGTTAATCGTGATCTTTTGCAGCCGTCATTCCTTACATTACTTCAGACCACAGGATCACTTACTAAAAGCCAAGAGCTGCTCAACCTTTCCTTAGATGTTGCCGCTGGTACAGGTGAAGATGTTGCCAGCGTAAGCACAAAATTAGCACAGGCTTATGTGGGCAACGCTAAGGGTTTGCGTAGTCTTAACCTTGGTCTGACAACAGCAGAATTAAACAGCGCAGACTTTGAGACTATTCAGAAGCGCATCACCGAGTTGTTTGCAGGACAAGGTAAAGCAGCAGCTGAGTCCTATGTAGGACAGATGAACAAACTTACTATTGCATCTGAGCAAGCTTCAGAGATTATTGGTAAGGGTTTAGTTGATTCTCTACTCATCCTTAGCGAGAATACCTCTGTCGATGATCTTGCTTTGGATATGCTTGATGCTGCTCGCAATACAGCAGCGTTTACTAAGAGCGTTGTTGATCTAGCAAAAGCAATCAATGCACCTGTAAAAGGTCTTGCCGAAGTAATCGCAGAATTTGTGAAAAAGACAGATCCATTTGTAGATCTTATTATTGAGGGTGATCCTTCTGGTTTCATGACAAAGAAACCACCATCATCATTAGCTGCACCTAATACTGGATTCAATGGCAAGACTTTCTATGCAGATGCTCAAAAGAACGCAGATGCATTAGCCAAAGCAGAGGAAGAAGCCAAGCGTAGAGCTGCTGAACTATTAGCAATCAAGCGCAGACAACAAGCTTTAGAAGCTAAGATGCTAAAAGATAAGCGCCTTGGCGCTCTTATTGACAAAGCTAACCTTGCTCTTAACAAAAGCCAAGATGTCTTTGACATTGACAAGATCCAGAATGCAGCAGCTCTTGCAAACCAAGCAGAACAATTAGGCAAGGCAACTAACGGCTCACAAATACTTCAGATTGCTAATGACACTGCTCGCTTAAATGTCAAGAAGTCAATCCTTGCCCTTGAGGATGCTATCGCTGCTAAGGATGAAGCGGCTATTAAAGCTGCAACGGCTAAACTTAATGCAGACCTTGGAATCCTTGGTGCTTTGACTAGACAGGATTTAAAACTTGCAAACATTAAAACAATCCTAGATAGCCTTAAGCCTAAAGATCTATTTAACATTAAAAACCTAGAAGAAGCTCTTGCTTTGTTAGGCAAGATTAACCTAGCATCGACGGGGTCAAGCAAAGCCCCAACAGGTGTAGCAGCAAGTGGAATTCCAGTCGGTGACTTTATTTCACCTATTTCAACCTCTGGCGGATCTATTGCGGCAATTCTAGAATATGCAGAATCAGCAACAGCCAGAGCCAATGCTTTTGCAGACTTGCTGGACATGCAGAATGCGGCAGATGCAGCAGCTTTTAACGCAAGCTCTTTAGGTACTTCTGCTGGAAACACTATTATTATTAACACAGGCGTGGGCGATCCTAACGCTATTGCTGAGGCTATCGATCAAGTCCTCACAGATGCATTCCAGCGTGGCACATTAAGGCAGTTCGCAACGCAATGACATGGCTCCCAGAATGGCGCGTGACAGTTGGTGATGATGTCTATACGACTGTCACTTCTGTGTCTTTCGCATCTGGTCGTTTAGACATTGACCGACAAGCAACCGCAGGTTACTGCCAAGTACAGATCATCAATGCAACAAATGCACCCTTTACCATCAATGTCACAGAGCCAATTACTTTAGAGCTTAAGAATACATCTGGCACATATGTCACTGTATTCGGTGGCGAGGTATCAGACTTTAACATTGGAGTCCGTAGCCCTGAGGAAGCAGGCTACATAACTACTGGCACTATCTTAGGCATTGGCTCATTGGCTAAACTAACTAAGGTTGTCTATAACACAGCACTTGCAGAAGGCTTAGACGGCGCACAGATTGCAGCCATTCTAGGATCAGCCCTGAACCTGTCATGGGCAGAAGTCACACCTACTGTAACTTGGGATACCTACCCTGCAACACAGACATGGGAGACTGCCGAGTCTTATATCGGTGAGATTGACTCAGGCTTCTACACAATGATCGCACTTGCAGCTAGTGCTTCTGCTAAATCTCAGACACTTGTCGATGAAATCTCGACCAGCGCATTAGGTCAGATCTATGAGGAAAAGGACGGGGATGTCTCTTATGCAGATGCAGACCACAGATCTAACTATCTTGCAGCAAACGGCTTTACTAACATCGATGGCGCGTATGCAACACCATCCTCTATCACTGCCACAACTCAGATTGCTCGCATCCGTAACAGCCTTATCTATCGCTACTCCACAGGATACGGCTCAACCTACAGTGTCTCAGATAGCGACTCTATAGCCTCTTACGGGCTCTTTGAGCGCTCATTCGACTCTAACATTAAGAACCTTGCAGACATTACTCAGATCGGCACGAGAGAGCTTCTACTGCGTAAGAATCCACGCGGCTCACTTGGAGCGATTACCTTTCGCCTAGATAATCCCGACATGCCGAGCGCGATGCTTGACAGTCTTATCGGGGTCTTTTTTGGTCAGCCTATGCTTATTAGCAACTTGCCTTCTAACTTGCTAGATGGTCAGTTCGACGGCTTTGTAGAGAATGTCGCATTACGAGCAACCCCTAGCTTTGTGGAGATTACCCTCTACATCTCAGCAACAGACTTCTCATTATCTACGACCCAATGGGAAACAGTATTGCCAGCCTCACTTATCTGGACTGGCGTAAATGGTACACTTACTTGGACTAACGCGATCGGAGCTTTAACCTAATGGCAACTACTACGACCAATTATGGGTTCGATGTACCAACATCGAGTGATTTAGTCAAGAATGGTGCAACCGCCATCTCTACACTTGGTCAGGATCTAGACACCTTCCTGTTTCGTCCATTCACTCGCAACGCAATCTTGAATGGATCTTTAGACATCTGGCAACGCGGTACTTCTTTTACTGCGACTGGTTATGTAGCAGATCGCTGGTATTACGCAAGCGGTGCGGTAGGTCGTACAGTTACTCGACAAGCACCTTCTTTAACAGGATTTCAGTATTGCATTAGATCCCAGCGCGATTCTGGCAACTCAGCTACCAACTCTTATTCAATCCGTCAAAACCTAGAGACAGTCAATTCTCTTCCTTTCGCTGGACAATCTGTAACTGTTTCATTCTACGCTCGTGCAGGTGCTAACTATTCAGCAGCATCAAATGGCTTAATTGCTCAGTTAAAAAGTGGTACAGGAACAGATCAAAACTCAGCTGTGTCCTATACAGGCGAAACAAATGTAATCAATCAGACTGCAACTTTGACAACATCATGGCAGCGATTTACTTACATCGCAACAGTTGGCTCAAGTGCAACTGAACTATCTTTAGTGTTTATCGCTATCCCTACTGGCACAGCAGGAGCGGCAGATTACTTCGATGTAACTGGAATTATGTTAGAAGTTGGAAGTCAGGCAAGTCCTTATGCAAATCAAGGTGCAAGCATACAGGCTGAGTTGGCTATGTGCCAGAGGTACTATGAGAAATCTTATGCACAAGCAAGTTTTGCAGCAGGACTTACAACCCAAAACGCAGTAGCTTGGAACGCTGCGTCTACCAGTTCAGATCGAAACTATGTCTATGTGCCTTTCAAGGTAACCAAGCGCGGTGCGCCAACAATCACAGTTTATTCACCTATTACTGGCACATCTGCCAAACTTTACAATGCAATCACAAGTGCTGGAGAT